AACATGACAGCAGTTATGGTATTGGCCACTGTGTTCACATTCAGGACACGTAACCAGGAAGTATAATAATCTCCGCCACCTGATGCAAGGTTATTTACGATGCCATAGATGACATCATTTTCACTCAAAGCTGTGAAATCATTCTCCCATTGTTTACGAAGAGGTAGCCTGTAGGTGCCATCTTCCAGTAATTCGACGCTTTCAATTGTACCGGCTTCGGAAAAGAAATAATCAGACTCCATTGCGGACTGTCGATTGAAGATAACTTCCTGAACAATGAGGGCAAAACGAGCTTCCAGAGTATCAGCTTGTACACGGCCATCTTTAAGAAGAATACCTTTCCCAGCAGTGAGAGAGTCTATTGTTTCACCAATTTCAGCACCACCTAATAATTTGAGGAGAAATTCTGTAAAATCTGAACGGTCTTTATGAATATATTTATCCCCTTCGATATCTCCAGCCATATCGGCATAACCGGCTTTGATTTTCTGGCTATTGACTAACAAGTACTCTTGAAAATAGCTAAGTAGATTCAGTAAGTCTATGTTTTTATGCTGATGGCCAACACCACCGCTGGATCCTGCGAATGAAGATAAGAATTGCCCAACAAAAGTGGCGAAGCCTTCGGCAGTGGTAGTCCCCCACTCCTCGGAGTAAGGGTTCTGGATAGGAAAGAGTGCCCCCTCGGAGAGTGGCAGGCGGGAAACTTCAGCAAGCCGAGGGGGCACTGTAAAAGAACCTACTTCGGGCACAGTGATGTTGAGGACATCTGCAGGGATGTTGGTTCTGGGGAGGTTTAATAAGGGACGGGCATCCGCATATTTGAAAGTGAATGTATAGTTGCTGGGAAGGGTACGATCGGTGTAACTTATGTTACTTTCGGTGACAACGATCTGACGCAGGTAGTTACCGACATAGAGGTATTTAGCCTGGGAGGGGAAGAAGTCGAGTAGCCATTTGCGCTCATCTGAGTTTAAGTGGCCAGTGTTTTTTTGAAACTTACGTTCAGTGTCGATGCGGTACTCCTGGGAGACTTCGTCAATTTCAGCCAGGTTGTGGGTGTGATTGCCGTTGAATGTGGTGGTTCCGTAGGCGCGGAAGGTATCGAGCCCGCCCAGAGAGTTCTCGAAGAGAATCCACTGTTCCTGCTCTGTGCGCATGTCTTCGGCATAGTAACGCTGTACGTATGTGAGTCGTTGGCCGGTGGGATTCTCAACCCAGACATCGTAATAGGCCGGCAGCTGATGGTTGAGCCAGCCGGCAACAACAGAGTACTGCAGAGGGAGTGTGTAGGCAATGCCGGCAGTCAGTTCAGCGACAGTATAGTCAGTATACGAAGTGACGGATCCGGAATCGTCAGTGAAAAAGGCCCGCAGCTTCACTGTACTGGAGACTACGGAATAGTAGGTCAGGAATTCCGGAGAATAGTAAGTAACCGGCTTGATATTGGGTTGCCAAGTGAGGAAGTTCTGCGTGAGAAAATTAGCAGCGGAGTCGGATAAACGATCGACGCCGGCGCGGATGACGCGGAAGGTCAGTACAGATGTGCCATCAATTACTGCAGTAAAATCGGAAACAAGCGAGGTTTGCTGATATACTTGCCCGGACTCGAACAACCGATAGGATAACCTGGCATGGATGATATCACGCAGGTTTATTGTGATGTCGTTGTTGGACGACGGATCGTATCGCTGAGAGAGGATTTCGACATCGCCTTGCTTCAGGACAAAGGAGACCTGATCAGAAGAAGAGATGCGAAACTCTTTCAAGTTCTGAGATAGCGATAAAGCGTCCGGTTGCTGAAGTATTGTCATATTGATTTCTTTTTTATGCCAAAATTAGAGCTGGAGTGGGATTATTAAAAGGACAAAATCAGGTGGGAGTCGTTGACGGACGTGAGGGACGTTCGTTAGGATCCTTCTCTGAGAAAAGAGCAGGACGCAAAGACAAGTCCATACGATAGTAGACTTTCTTGTTGTTCCGATCTGTTAAATGCGTATAGAAAGTACGATGATAATAGGTTCCTCCAGCATCATAAATAGCTTTAGTCGGTTGCAAAGGATAAATGGCTGGAATTGCATTTTGATTATTCCTCAGACTTGTGTCAGTATCGGTACTGTAACCGGCAGCGATGTATTCTGCTTCACTAACTTCAGTTCTGTTGGAAACAATCATCCATTTGTACTCCGTGTTCCGGATCATACGTTCGGATTCGGACTTTGCAATAGATAGTGGTTCATAGAGTGCAGTGGTCATCAACTCAGAGGTTACCGGTTCTGATTCTCCACCGATCGTGTATTTAAAGATGTTGAATAACAACTCAACTCCCTGGAGAGTAACCTTGTGATGAACCTGAAGGGAATTTTTTAAAGAGTTAGGGAGCAATAAATCGGCAGAGACCTTATGAAGGGAATTACGGAGAAGGTTGTCAAACTTCCGGTAGAATTTCTCGAATATACCAGTGGGACCATTATATAGCAGGGAATATCCCCATTTACCCAATACATCATGGTTGGTTCCGACTGCATAATTAGAGCTATAGTGCACGAAAGACAGGATGGGTTTCTGATCCGGATTATCTGCCACAACATCATCATCTGACGCTGTAGAATCTTCGGCAGCACTCTCTACGGGTACGCCATCGATCGTTGAGTTGAGTGTGCGGCCATCACCGATATAAGGAGCTGTCTCTCCCCTTTTCATTGTACCTCTATTTGTATCCGGTATATCCGAAAAGGCAAGATATGACAAGCAAAACGCACAATCCGGTACTTTGACCTCATAGGCCTTGAGAGGACCGCCGGCATAGTAGGGAATGTTGCCATCGGAAAGTCGTTCCTCGATGGTGGTACTTGTGTAGCCTGTACGACAATAGCTACCATCAGCCTCTTTGTACCAGGCTTCCGGATATTTAGCCTCCAGTTCGTAAGTTGAATCGTAGGCATCCCCTTCTGTAATCACCGTTTCAGAGGATAGCTTGAGCTGTTGGTATCCGGGGAAAGAAAGTTCAGGATGGGATTTCAGATATGGGGTTAAATCAACTGTTGGTTTTGACTCCATGATGTCGTTAAACAGTTCTATACGCACAGTACGTGCAACTTCGTCGGGTATAAACTCACAGCAGAACTTTTTGCGATAAACATCGAGGATGGTGTTAGCCATGCAATCGGGCACCAGGTGGGAAAGTAAAATTGTATCGTTGACAAGGGAGTCGATGGTATTATTGATGAATACCATTTTGCTGAAAGGCTCGCTCGTCAGGAGGAAGTGATCGAGCAAGGTATAACCAAAGTAGGTGAAGATACGGCGCAATAGATATGCGGCACGAATGAAAGGAGAAATATAATAGCCCGGCTCAAGCTTAATGATACGATCGTTGACGGTTTCTTTGCGTTCGAAAGAGTTGTAGAAACGATAGCTTCCTTTTCCGGCACTGCTGGATATGCAGACGCCGGCGTCGTTCATATAATTGATGCGATTGACATACCGACGGTCTCCATCCAGATTGACCGTTATCGGGAAAATGGCGAAATTGGGATGCGAGTTGTCACGAAGGGACCAACAGAAGTCTATTCCTTGCTGGACGGTGGTGATTCCTGGAATGGTTTCATCACCAAAGATATCGGTTAGTGTGACATCGGATATCCTGGAAAGAAAGGAACCTTCGTTCATGTAGAATGCCGTGGAAATCTTTTCACGGCGTTTGGCCCCTAAAATGGCTTGCCGGCAAGGCATAAAGTAATCGCCATCCTGGATGCTACAATCTATGTTGGCTGAAGGTTTGTTCCGGTTGGCCAGCATGTCCGGGTAGTTGGTAAGCTGGCGGTTCAGGTCGGTGTCCGGGAGATCGGTTGGCAGGGACTGCTCGCCCCACTCGTTAAAAAAGAGGTTGGGACGCTCGATTTCGAGTTGAGTACCGGGAGTAAGATGGTAGGCTTGGCCGGCTTTGGTATTGACTATTTTCATGATGCTTGTTTTTTGGATCCTATTGCACGGGCGCGGTTGCGGAGATCAGTTTTTCGCTCAATATCGGAAAGAACGACAGAAGCCGGTACTCCATATTCATCGAGATGGATAATGGAACGAGCCAGTTTCTCCATGAGTTCCGGAGGAAGTGCAGCTCCGGAGTTACCGGTAGGTACCGGATCCGGGGTTGATGAAGTGGAACTTATTGATCCGCCGGAAGCATAACCGGCCATGCGGGCGCGAATAGCCTGGTTGAGATCGAGCGTGCGGATGTTGCCAGCTTGCTGGGATTTATCAAGGATATCCAAGATAGGTGCTACGGTGGGATTCTCGACAGCAGCGTTACTGGCCACCCATTCTTTTGATTGGCCGGAAGGCCCCTCTCCTACTATGACGGTAGGATGATCGATGAAACCACGAGCATCCGGATCATAGTCGGAGTTCGGAAAGAGTTTGCCGTCCTGGGCTCGACGGACATCTATTTTTCCACCTTCCTGGCGACCGGTAGCAACACGGGCACCGGCGGCGGATCCTGAGGAAGAACTTCCGGAGAGAGTCATATTTTTGACCTTGTCACGTTCGGCCTTGGCACTGGCCAGTTGGGCTGCCCCGGTAACTCCCATTACAGCTGCGAAAATAGGACCAGCAATTGGACCTAATTCACCGAGTGCTTTCATTATAGCAACTGCTGTATCAGCAATGATTTGGGAAGCTTTGATAGCGAAGTTGACATCAGCATATTTCTTCTGTATGTCGAGTTTCTTCTGAGCTTTCTCATTCTCCAGACGCTCTACTTCGTCAGCATCACCTTTGGCGGCTTCGATTTCGGCATCGTATTTGGCGTCAACATTGTCCATCTCGGCTTGCTGGAGTGCCTGGACAGCACTGGAAAAAAGATCAGCATAGTAGTCGAACTGTTTCTTATAGCTGTCTCGTTTGAGATTCTGAACAGCTTGTTCGTATTCTTCTTCGGTTAATAATTGCTGATTGCGTGCAAGCTTTAGCTGCTCTAATTCGGCATTATGACGCTCCTGCTGAGTAGTGAGGCCGTATTGATTGCGAATGGCCAGGAGGCGTTGCTGGTGTTCAGACTCAAGTTGCTCTTTGGCACGATAGTAGGCCTTGTCAAGCTCGGTGGTGTCGAGATTGTTCTTTTCGGCCATTTCCTTCCGAGCCTGGTAAGATGCTTCAAGAACCTTGAGTTGCATGGCATAGTCTTCATCAACAGTAGTCAGCTTGAACTGATCCTTAAAACTTTTGATAAGTTCGTTCAGTTGCGTCTGCAGGGCGGCACGAGTGGTATTGGCTTCTTTTTCAGCATTGATGACGCGTTGATTGGATTTTCGGACGATGTCTTCCTTGGTGTTGGCATCAGTAAGGGCCATCGATTGAGCATCAGAGTAGTAAGATTGCTCAATTTTGAGACGGGCATCGGCATTTTGTTTGTTCAGCTCCAACAGCATCATTTCGTGTTGCTGCTTGGTGAGTTTACCGGAGGATTGAGCAAGATTCAGAGCGGCCAAGGAATCATTGTACGTCTTCTGCTGATTCTGCAAGTCTTCTTCACGAAGAGCTTCGAGAGATTTAACAGCGGCTTGTTCGGTGGACACCTTATCCCGTTGTTCTTTCTCGGCTGCAGTTCTGGCTTTCTCGGCCGCTGCTTTTGCTGCCTTGGCTGCTTTTTCCGCTTTCTTCTTTGCAGCTTCCGGGTCCTCTTCAGGAAAACGTTTATTATAAATCTCCTGAGCAACTTCAGCGTATTCTTTATAGCTGTCCTTATTGTTTTGTATCCAGGCTTTCAGTTGGACTTCATCCATTTTATTGAAATTCTGCCGCGCCTCAAGCATTTTCTTTTGAGAGTGAATCGCGTCTTCGACCGTCTGGCCATTCAATTGCTTCAGCTTTTCTTCAGCACCCTGAATCAACTCACCGTACTTCTTGATATTTGCCTCAATCTGGGGCATGGTGGTGGTATCGATATAAGAGGTGCTGCCGCCAAACTGGCCATTAGTCTGGGTTATAGTTGCACCACCTTGCTCCTGTTGTGCAATGAGATTGTCGTAGGTTTTGCGATATTCCTCAAGCTGATTAGTGGTTTCCTTAATTGCGTTCTGATTCTCGAATTTCAGCAAGGCGCGTTGCTTTGCCAAGAATTCCTCGACTTTCTCTCCGGAAATGGCTATGGCATTACCGTAATTATCGAAAGCTGTTGCAGCACCGGGAACCATAGCCTGAACCTGTGAAATGACACTGGCCAACTCTTTTTGTTCTTCGGCAGACCGTGATGACTTGCCAGCCAACTCCTCATATCGAGAAACAAGACCGGGAAGAGTGCCTTCGAGCTGCACCATTTTATCGAAATGCAAATCATAGGTTTCGGTGTAGGACGTCAGCAAATCGCCCATAGTACTGAAGAAATCGTTTGCCTGTTTCATGGCCCATTTCCAGAATGGCTCTAACTTCTTACCTACCTTGTTGAAAAAGGCGTCCATCGTATCGCCGAGGTTAGACTGGATACCTTCGAGTTCCTGCATCTGCACAGCCATAGAACCGGCAATGCCATCGATGCGGCCAAGTGAAAGCAGGTAATCCTTGATGGCATCTTCGGAGTTACGGACTTCGGTGGTGACACCACGGAAAGTGAACTTGGTGGTTTCTCCGGATTTGGAAGCCTTGATACCGAATTCCTTCAGTCGTTCATTTTCGCCAGTCATTGCATCGAGAATAGCTTCGATGAGCTGGTCGACAGACTTACCCTGAGAGGAAGCCAAGTCTCCCATATTTACGAGCTCCTGACTGGTGGGCTTCAGACCCCGGTTGATGAGTTTGATATATGCCTCGGTCCATTCCTGCATTGAAGAGGGTGTATCTGCAGCAAGTTGCTGGAGCATCTTCATTGCGTCGTTGGCTTTTTTCTGGGACTGGAAAGTATTGCGAAGGACGGCTTCGTACTTAGCAAACTCCTTACGGGTTTCGTAGGCCTGATCGTGAGCGGACTTGAGCCATCCAAGAAGTTTCACTGCTATGAAGGCTTTGACGGCAAGTTTCAACTTAGACATCAGGGCCACGCCCATATCAGATTCCTGGTTGACTTTCTTGCCGGCATTACGTAGTTCGCCCATGCGATTGCGAACCTCTGCGAGCCTGGAGTTCAAGCGGGCATACTCTTCCGGATTAGCAGACTCGGAAAGGTCATCCAGCACAGCGGCAAGTTGCTTGGCTTCTTTCTTGAGTTGGCCCATAGTCATGTCATTGACGTTCATGCTGCGGTTGAGAGCACTGATCTTCTTGTTATTCTCGGCAATGCGCTTACTGTATTCACTACACTCCTTGGAGAGATTCTTGTACTCTTTCGAGTTCTTTTTACCTTGAGCTTCGAGCTCCACCATAGCCTTACGGCGTTCACTTTCCTCTTTTTTAAGGGCTTTAGTATCCTTAGTGAGTGCATGGATCTCTTCCTGCAGCTTAGAACTGTCGCCGGAAATGATATACCTGATTTCGTCTTCGGATAGATGTTTCTTAGCCATGTCGATTTAATTAGAAGGTTGTTGAAGAGCTTGCTCCAGCTCCTGACGGATGGAACTTCGGATTTCCTGAGTGTAACCGTATTTGATTTCTGGGAAGGTTTCATGATAGAGGACTCCCCAGACTACGCGGTTGTAGAGTGCAAGATTGCTACGGATGTGACGGGAGATGCGGTCGGATCCACGACGGTAGTTGATGTCCAGGAACCGAAGGTACGGGAAGATGCGCATATAGTAGACTTGCTTGTTATCGGAATTCTGGGATGTAAATGGACGACGCTGAAGGTGTGCTACCAGGTCTCCGGAACGGGTGTTCAGATAAGTACGAACCACGTTTTCTTGTGTCTCGTAGATTTTGTTGATGCCTTGGGACATGACATCAGCTATAAATTTGTTGCGAATGAGCTGGTCTGTAATCATATTCGCTGCTTATTTACAGCGAAAGTAGGTCGTAGAAGATAATGAAGAAAGGACAGTTATCGGCGGAAGATGAACCAATAAATAAAGATGCCGGCTATTGGAAGAGCTAATGACAGGATGATGTAGAAGAGTTTATCGACTGATGAATGAATGGAAATCATCGGCATCAGGAGTAATACAATAACTATGTAAATGAGGTACAACATATTAGTTGGTTTTATTTTATTCAAAAATAAGCAATTTGTTTGGAATCAGCAAGAAAAGTCCGGGAAACCTGGTATCTTTTGTGTAACTAATACGGTGGAGGTTTCCCGGGATCTTATTCTATTTTATTTCACGTCTTTGGCCAGGAGCATCCAGCGGAAGTCTAAGCCTGCGGATCCGGGCCGGTTCTGGTACCGGTAGCCGGCATCGTGCATGGCCTGATGAACTTGATCTTTGGTGATCTGAACACCCGGATCAATACGACGGATGGCATCGAAGACTTCATCGGTGGTAAACCAATGAGTCGTATGACGGGCATCGGGTGCAGGCTTGAATGAGGCAGACAGAGCTGCGATGTGGATACTAATATCGGTTATTTTCTGTTCTTGTTCTTTATTTTTCATTTTGTACCTCCTTTTGGTCATTAAGTGCTAACGTTATTTGTTCCTGAAGATCTATGAGTTCTTCTCTGGTACACATAAAAGAGTTATTCCCTCCCATGCTAACATCAAATTGCTCCAAAGTCTTCTTACCGCCAGTATAATAGCTATATTTTAAAATTTTGAATATTGGCTTATTCATGTGAATCTCCTTTCTCATTGACATCAAGTGCATGCTGAAGGCAAGCTATGATTTCACGAACATCATCTGCCGGGATTGCACTCATCTCAATATTACCACAATAACAGATATTATACAAATATTCTCCGGATTCTTTATCTGAATAAGCTCGTTCGCTGGTGACGTAGATATCACGTTCAGTAATTGGCAGGTTCTTTCTCATTTGGTGCCCCCTTTCTGTTTACCACAATGTTCTTTCCAAAGGAAATGCTGTGTCCTTTGATGATCATAGACTTCATTAAGAAGTTGTCGGAGGCAAAAAAGCTCATTAAGATTCAAATCTTCAATAATGGAATATTCACCGACATGAATAGTGTAACGTGGTGTTGTGCTTGTACCACCCATATAATGCTCTGTTGCCCTGGTAACAAAGATATGGCGTATTCTTTTGTTCTTCTTTCTCATTTAGAATCTCCTTTCTTTGATTTTCGTGCCATAAGGCAGCAATAAGCTACGACTAAGATACAGGGTAAACAGATAAATGTGGCGCAGATACTGGCGATGGTAGCAATGTACCAGCGGTCGGAAGTGGTTTTAACTTCGCAGTCACATAGGCTGCGGTAGTAACGCTCTTGGAGCGTGTTGCAATCCTGCGTTGAACGGGATACAGGCACGGCTGGCGTGCTCGGAGTCTGATTTCTCATACTATAATGTGATTTGGCTGTTACTGGCAAGTTTTTTTATATCCGCTGGATACAAAAACGGCTGTCAGTTTCCCGAAGTCGCCAAACCACATTATAGTATCCTCCGAAGAGCATATATAAATCGAGAAAAGACAGCCGTAAGTTTCGTATATGAAATCTTCCTCCTAACATCAGGAGAATGACATCTATGGACATAAAAAAGGCCCAATTTCGTATTGAGCGTCTACCGGACTCTCTTCGGTATGGACTAACCATAATGTGATTTGGCACTGCAAATATGGGGATTTATTTTGAGAATAGCAAAAATAAAATTCCGAATATTATCATTTTCGCGATAATATTCGGAATTTCTCCACTTGTTTTTAACAACTAAAAGCGAGTCAAACGATACTCTTTAAATAATCATCAACTATATCAAAGTTAATATCTACATCAACCATCTTTAGAAACTTGTCATACTTACTTGCAATGGATTGCTGGGCATTAGCTCTATTATAATCAGAATAAAAAGCACTGCCAAAATCATCATCTTTACTAATTTCTTTAAAGAGAAGTTCCTTTGCTTTTTCTTTCTCTCCAACAGAACAATAGAGTAAAAACATAGCTCTAAAATTATTGTTAGGAAGAATACTTTTTTTTATGTTAGACACGTTGCTACATAGAACAAAAAAGCAAATCAGCATAATCACATTTAGAATCGCTGATAGAATCATAATTGTTTGAAAATCCATAATTTATTTTATTGTTTATCAGTATAAAACTTGATGATGTCTGCAAGCTCCTTAGCGTAGTTGTAAATATCATTAAGAGAGCATATCTCATGTTTTGTTTCTTTCTTATTTTCATCGAAAGTAGCTATATATTTCTTGCTAATGCTATTGAAATACATGCGACAAATAGGTTTACGATTATTATCGTCGAGAAGTATAGCAAAATAGGTTTGAGCATCACGATACACGACTCTTGATATATCAACAACAGGGCGCAGGATCGACTTAACAATCAAGTAGCTTTCTATTTCTTCTTCAGTAGTCACAATCTTGCTATCTTCCTCAGACTGAACATTTTCTTGCGTTGCTTCAGCTTCCTTCTGTTCTTCAGCGACTTCAGTTTTCAATGCAGATTTAAGCCGTTCTGATATTAAGTCATTAATATAGGTACTAATAGACTTCTTTGTCAGATGCGTAAATTGTTCAAGTAACTTAGCCGTGATGACCCCATCATATACCTGCTTTGCAAAGTATTTCACAAACTCAGGTGTAGGATTGGCAAATTCTTGAGCAATGATATTTTTCAATTCACCTGTATACTTAAGTTCGCTGGCAGAACTGAGTACACTGTCTACATCGAAATATGACTTATGAAACTTCTTCAAATCTTCAATCTGAGCATCTTTTAAATCAGTGATATCGACTTCTAAGAAGGGCTTTTCATCCATTTTATTAGGTTCCATAAGGTCTGTATAGAAACGATAGATAATACCGTTAGTCAAGAGTCCAAATTTTGCCTTAGAGACATTGAAATATCTAATAAGTTGGTTATCATGCAAATTCAGGTCTTGCGCCCAATGTTTACACTCGATAAGAAGTATCGGTTCTCCGTCCTTCATTATCGCATAATCAATTTTCTCCCCTTTTTTCATTGCAATATCGCAAGTCATTTCCGGGACAACTTCCAAAGGATTGAATACATCATAGCCAAGTGCATTTATAAAAGGCATGATGAACGCATTTTTTGTTGCTTCTTCGGTGAGAATGTTGTCTTTGAGTTTTATAACTCTGTCTGACAGCTGTTTAATAGTGTCTTTAAAATCCATAGTATTTTATCTTCAATAAGTTTTCTATTCATGCATGCCCACTGGTTATTATTCCAGAATCTGATGTATTCAGATTATACACTAACAGAAAACTAAGGTTAATTATTTTGGGCAGTGCAATTTGAGGATTTTATTGGAAAGTACCAAAAAAAAAGTTATTTTTGTGGAAAATATTTAGCTATGGAAGACGAAATGAGAATTATAAAATTCGAGAAACAACTATCCAACTTGTACGAATACGTATTTACTCTACAAGCATCAATCGACCGCCTTCCAATTATTATTTTAACATGTTTCTTATTGGGCCTAATAGTAGGATTCCTACTATAATAAAAGGGTTTCCAACTCGTGGAAGCCCTTTTAAATTAGAGGGAAGAATAATAGTGTTCAATTAATACTCAGTGTTCTTTATCCGAACTTTACCCTCAACTTTTGGTGTTTTTAAAAGCGATGCTCCTTTTCAGGATGCATTGTTACAATACAGCACTCATAGCGCTTAATTTCTTTCCTATATCATTTAATGCAGCAGACAGCGTACTCAACTCATTAGGAGTAAAAGTAGCTTCTTTACCGTTTACCCTATTGCCATTGAGGCGTTGATAAAACCAAGAAGAGGATTTACCAAAGTATTTGCGGGCAATGTATGAGACGGATATTGCTGGCAATACTTCTTGCATTTTATCACGCAATACTTCTTGCCGAACTTCTTCCAAATCGTTATGTATATGAGCAAAGTCCTGTTTTACGCCTTCTAATAGCTTTCCATCATCTTCATCGTCCATAGATGCCAATAATGCTGAAATCTCTTTATCGATTTCAACACGATGAGCTTCATCACTCTTTTTCCAAAGCTCTTTCAGTTCAAAAAAACGTTCAGTCTTATCCATTGTGACAAAAAATTAAGTTCAACGAAAGGAATCCCGCCCTTGTGGCCAACAAGGGCGGTTTCCTTCTGGTCAATGAAGCATAGCACCCAAACTCTTGATTTCCTCTTCGAGCCGTTTGATTTCTGCATCAACCACCGCTTTCATGTTTCTGCTTCTGGAAGCTAACTCATGATACTTGCGGAGATAAAATCGCAAGTCTTCTTCTCGCTCTTTTATCCGAGCCTTTAGCTCTTTGTCATTACTCATTGAGATCTCTTGTCTTAATGACAATGCAAAAATAATATTTTTATTATTAGCATCCAATCAATTCAATAATAAAAACATTATTAGATTGATTATTTAACATTTACGTAACCATAAGTAGACAAATCCTCCAAAAAGTGTTCAGGGGAATCGGCACGGATTACGTTCCCGGTCTGATCGTGGAATCGGTCGGCAAAATGATACATATATTCCTGGTCAGTGCATTCACTATCGAAGCGGCTGCTTTCGCGTAACTTGGTTACAAAATCGGCGGTGCAGGTGGCGGTAATTTTACCGCCGTCCTGCAAAGTGTAGGTTGTTGTCATTATTATGCTAATTTTTTGGTTCTGAGTTTGAAAAATATTTTTTGGTCAGCGGTTAAAAAAGGAATGTTCGCAAGGGAGCATCCTGTGTTAACCATGCCTTGTTTTGCAAAGGTAATCATGTTTGCAACAAAGCGTATCCAATTCTCCATTTTTGTGAAGTTGGTTGTACCGCCATGTTGGCGAAATTCAACCGTACGGTGGCGAGCGTAGGCTTCGAGGTTCAGCTTGTGGTAGCGGTCGTTTCTGAAGACCCCGCGAAGGTCCTGGATGGTTTGCGCTTCCCGAATGCGGCTTTCTGAAATACCGGAAAGGCGTTTGCAGTAGGTGTTATTGCGGCGGGTATTCGGCATGAAAGCGTCGATTACAGGTTCGAGGTGGCGGTAGGTTATTGCCAGGTTGCGCCAAGTTTCGATGGTGAAGTCTGCGGCGTCCATGTGGATGTGCAGGCCGCAGCTGTTATTTACCTTTACGTCGCAATAGTCAAGTACCCAGCAAACTTTCTGAAGCTCCTGCAACCCGGCCTCTCCTTCCAAAATCGGGCTAACCAGTTCGAAAGTGTCGTTTCCGCTAAGGCTTCCGTCTGATACAAGTTTCCAATGGTTGCGGGTGTCGTGGTTGTAACCCTCAACCGCTACTTCGATTCCAGCTTCGCTAAGTTCGCGGGCAAGGCGGTGTTTATCGCAGTTATAGGCTTCAATCTCGATGCCGAAGCGGCGGTTGAAAGTGTAGTCTATTTCCGGGATGGCTGTTGTAGCTGTAGGTTGTTGTTGGTTGAAAGTGCCTGCCTCAAGCATCTTCTTGTAGACGTTCTGGACGAAACCGTAGTTTCCGTTGGTTACTAAGTCGGCCACCTGGCGGCGGGTAAGACCTAAAAGAAGCAGCTGTTGAATCTTCGCTGTCTTCGTTATGCTCTGGTTGAGAATGTTTGTAATTTGTTCGTTCATAATGCTTTACCTTTATTATTGTACAGCTAAGGTAACACTATTAACGCACATATCGTAGCAATACCATCTTTATTATCAGCGACTTAGCTTTGTTTAGCTTGAGCAAAAAAATGATTATTTTTTGCGTCGGAGGTAATGTATAAGGGTAGCCAAAAAGATCAAAACGAGGTATGGAAGGAAGGGTTGATACCAGGGAACTTGCTTCACTTGGTAGGTGGTGTCGACGGTTTCTGTTTCATGAAATTGTTCTGAGGTGGTGTCGCAGGTAAGGGTGAGCTGGGTTTCGTTGATTGTGGAATCGGATTTGCTCTTGGAAGATAGGTCGATATCAGTTACAGATTTAACCGGACCATGTGAGGCGGTATCGCCAGGCTCTGGAGGGAAAAACTCCACGATCCGGACAGTGAGGTCGGATTCTTGCTCATGCAGATATCGGGCAAACTTTCCTTTGAAATCCAAAGAGTCGGTCCGGGTTTCCTTGAGGTGGTTGGTTTCGATATCAGAATGAGAAGTTCCTGACCGCGAACTTCGACAGCCCACGATCAGGAGTAATGTAAACAACACAATCAATATATTATGAACAAAGTGCATGGTTACAACACATTTAAAGTTTCAGGATCTGGTTTCGATTGGTAGCTCCTCGATAGCTAACGTGGACCCAGGAAAAATTCTTCTCATCGATGAGCTGATCGAATGGTAAACCGAGTTCTTGAATGAGGTAGAATAAACGGCGGTTCTCTTTGGGATTGCCACCAGTGATATCGGCGGCCATTCCTTTCATGTGGTCGCTGGTGGCCGAACCACCTATTTTACGATTCAACGCTTCACTACGGAAACCGCTATTAATTATAATTGGTTTCCCATAGGCCTCCCTTAGTGGATCCAATACGTGTTCCACCAATTGTGTGAGGTTCGCAACATGTTCTTTTTTGCATCGATTATCGATTCCAAATCGATCAGCTGTGTTTGAGCGGCATAATTCCGCAATTGTGAAATGCTTCATATCTTTTTATTTTAGAAATGTATTAATACTACGTCCTAACTTCTTCTCCATTTCCCCACGAAGTTGCGCACGGAAGATACGTAGGAAAGGCATCTTTGGATATATAATAAGCATGGATGCACTAAAGCTCCAAACTTCGCAGGCTCCGGCTACAGCTGCAGCGACAGAAGTGATAGTGATGCCTGGATGGAACATGTGTTCAATCATATAAACCGAACCTAAACAACATCCGTATATTGCAATTTTGATGCAGGTCTCACGCCCGGCTTCCGAGTAAGCAAAATCTCCCTTTTTCAGTGAAACTGCAATTCCCCAACCTAAGTCTACCAAGATGAGGATAAATACTATAAGAAAAGGATAATAGGCAGGCGAAAAAAAATTGAAGATAAGAAGTAATAAGGCCACTAACCAACCGTAGAAAGTGGAAAATATATGGCACAAATGGTCTAAAATTGATCTAAGAAAAAGTTCCATAGCGTTCTTTTTATTTCAAAAGTATAGTGTTCTCAGCAACGGATAAAGGACATTTATTGTGGTATCTTCACTTCGAAAAGATCAGCAGCTGAGGAACTGAACATGAGTGTCCAGCCTATGGATTTAAACTCCGGAGAAACAAAAGGAACGATATCGTGATTATCGGATATCTTATCCAGCCAAGAATTCGATCGAGAATCCAGGATGAGTTTCTTCCGGAGAGATGTGAGAAGGGATAAGGTGATATCCGAGGCAATGGCTACTTCGACCATATCGGCTGAATCGGTGAGCTTCATGGCGATAGTAGCCGCCAGCTTCTGTTGATCTAAGATGGAGTTTCGGGAATCTCGGGACGAGGAAAATTCTCCAAAATCAATGAAGAGATAGTTACCGATGATGTCGTTCACACGCCTTTTTACATCATCGTATGATTGTCCGAAAACAAGATTCTCAAGTTCCGGCATGAGCGGATCTGGAAGATTCTTCACGTACTCAAGCAAGGTGGAGTACTGAGGGGACTGGCTTGCACCATTGCTGAACATGGAAATCACGCCTTCCTTCTGAGGGTATTGGGCAAAGTATTTTAATAAATTCAGGATCATAGAATATCATTTATTATGTGAATGGGTAAGCCAGTTTCATTCGCAATATCTATCTTTTCCATCTTAGCCGAGTGAAGGCTTCGAACGGTATCGATGAGTTTCTTACGAAGAATAGTCAAGTATTGGAGAATATTCATTCGCTCGACGGTATAAACATCACCAAGACCATCAGAACTCAAGTTATACAGAGACTCAAGAGCACCGGTAGAAATGGCAGACTCTTTGGTATTCTTGGCCTCTGTAAGTAACTTGAATTCAGTTTTGGTAAATAGATAATTAACGAATGCCTGAAAGTTAAAGGCGATGGCCGTTAACTCATCCGCCGGCAGATTTGCAAATTTGTGTGCAAGGGCATGAGCTCCATCAGAAGAGTACCGGTCTGGATAGTAAAGAATAGCGGCCAGGAGTGGAAGTTGCTCCAATGATCCGCCGATTAGGGAACGGGCCTCGATGAACTGAAGAGCTGTCAAAGAACAAGTGAGCCGGTTGAACGAGGTATCTATATTATAGGCCGGATACAGCTCGTCGTCATCGATGCGAATTGCCGGGATCTGCTGTTTACAAAAGCATGAGTCAAAGGCATAGTTATAAGGCTGCTTACTCAGATATCTGGCAATGGTGATGCCCGTTAAGCGATGTGGAGGGATGCGCTTACACAACTTTCGTGTTTCAGGATCGAGTTCCTGAAGAGCAGCATCGTTGTCCGGATAGACAATTGTGAATGGGAATGTTACTTGTTCAGCCAGCCAGGCTAAGTTCGCCAATCCGTCAGAGTCCTTTATTTTTTTGATTTGCCACCCCATAACACGACACACATAGTTCACGCGGACCATAGCGATAGAGAGTTTGCCTTGGGCCATCAAGGATATATCATGGATCAGTGATCGGAAAAGATATGGAGTAAGGCCTTCCCAGGAATTAGGAATGCTGTATTGCGTTCCTTTGACTGTAAAATCAATGGTTTGGTTTAGCATGGCATGAGCATTATTATGTCGTCCGGACGATTAAAGGAGGTGTTGGTATCAACGGATCCGGAAGAATCCGAAGTGAGTATCAGGTCGATATTGGCTAATTCTTGTTTAACTTCATTAGCCAAAGATGCCGCTAAGGCGAGCATACGCTCCTGCTCTTGTGTTCCATATCGCATCACCTTGGAATCATCGAACAGGTTCCGGATCGTAGGCGGAAACTCAATGATATCAAAACGTCGGAGTGCAATGGCAATGGTTTGTTTTGCCAGGCATCGATGAAGCATCCGCAATACATCCTCTTTATCTTCTGCTCGTTCAAAGTAGGCGGATAGGCCATCGTCCAGAGCTTCTTTCTGAATAGGTATTGTCCGGAAGAAAAAGAGATAAGAGAGGTCGATGGAGTATAGCATATCGAAATCTTCAGTACTTTGAATTCTGAGTCCATCAAGGAGTTTCTTGTAGCGGGTTTCCTTCCAGGAAGGGAAGTCTTCTTTAGTATCGAGCAATTGGATAACCGTATCCATTGCATTATAGTAGTTTTCGATAAAAGAGCGTCGCATGGCTTCCTGCTCATGCTTGTAGATGTCAACGTTGTTCTTGCGTTTCGACACAATGTCGAATACGAGTTGTTTAGCCATCGTGAGGTTGGCCATCGCCATGCGTAAAGCTTCATTGAGCTCTCCATAAGCAGACTCTATATCCGAATAGACTTTCCTTGTAAGAATGAGAACGATCTGTTTTTTGGCCGAGATGGCCGATGAGTTGAGTTGCTCGAAAGATATATTGCTTTCGGCGTAGGGAACATACATGCGAAACTCCGCAATGGTGGAGAAAAGTTCTTCTAATATTGTCATGACTGTTGCTTATTAAGTCTGTCTTTGGGTGATACATCTTCCTGGCGAGCCGGAACTTCGCGATAGAAACCAAGGCGATATCCCTGACTGTATAAATCGGGAAAGTTTATCTGCAGAGCCTGATTAAATGGCTCAGAACAAATTTCGTCTTCAGATGTCAGCGACATAATGTAGATCAGATAGTTGTAGTATGCATCAGCACCCGATTTGGAAATAACACCATCTTTGCTGACGCTCGAAATTGAAGAATCAAGGCCCACACTGGAGAGTAAGACTTCATCGGCACGTTTATCGTAGGATATCAGTGCGTCGATATATTCCTTGTATTTCAAATCGACGGTTTCTATTTTCCAACGTTCTTCTTCGCCCTGGCTGTTCTTAAAACTAATAGTGGCGTAGGCCTTTCCCTGATTATCCGCTCCGGAAAGATAGCGGGATATTTTGCGGAGTTCCGACTGCAAATATTTGATTAACGTCGATTCTTTGAATTCTGTACCGATCTCAATATCATTATATTTAAAAAGTTCCTCATTGTTCTTTTTGCGTCGTTTATTCTCATCACAGAGTTTGGTGATTTGGATACGTTTTGACTCAAGCCAGGCATTAGGGATAATTATATGAATTTTAGCGGCCAGAGAGTTGCGGAGAAATGAGTTTATATAATCAGCGGTATCATTGGAGCCTTTAATATACGATTTCGTTCCGGCATGTGTTTCATTCACCCCGTAGAACTCATCAACGGATTTTTCACGATGGTGTGATATCGCTGCAAACTTGTAATTACCGACCTCCGCCGGATTGAATTTAGGATAGATACGGAAAGTTGAAGTTCCGTAGCCCCATCTCCCTACTGCTATATGCCGAAAGTCCTTATAATAAACTACATCGGTGGCAACATCTTTCTTTGTTGTCGCCAAACGGCAATGCTTATTTTCCATTATTTCAAGACCGGCAACAGGGAGTGTTCCTCTACCCTTCCCTATCGTAAATCGCCATTTTACAAAGAAATCACGGAAATAGTAGTAGTTCTTAATGATAGATTTGGCAACCTCTTTATGGTCCGATTCAAGACCACGATCCTTCCAGCTATTAAGCCAATCGGTAACAGTAGGACAATCAACCCATTCTTTCTGCAATTTGCCATCGACAATCGTAGGCTTGTACACATTAAGCCCATGCCCATACAGCATATTAATCTGCTTGGTTATCAAGCGAGGAAGTAGTCGGTTCTTTTTGATATCTGAGGCGATCTCTTCGCACTTCAGATTGTTGAAGCCACGACTGCAGACTTGGAATCCCTGGATGCTTTGCCATTGCATATCCGGAAAATTGCTATCATTAAGTACCGGAAACATAGGATCAGGATCCAGCACTGACGAGAGTGGCGTATCACCGATTTGAAATGATATTACATTATCGTCGTCAAGATAGCAACCGTAGTTGCCTACCATTTTAAGGTTGCTTTTACTCATAGCCAATCTATTTTATGAAGTTTGAAACCATCTTGTGGAAAGCCCATATACCGGATCAGTATGCGGTAGCACATCTTTGGCTCACCATCTGCATCACTGAAGAGGAAGAAGTTATCACTATCAATGCTAAACCGTTCCTCCGGAAGTTGGGTACGCCATTTGCATCCTTCCTTAACCGTTAGATTAAGTATTGCCTCCCCTCTATGCCTTGAGCATGGGAAGAAGGCAATGGTGAAGCATCCATTGGGGAGCTTCGAGATCTCTTTAGCCCATTGCATCGCCTGAATACCTGTCATCGTCATTTCCATGCCCGAAAGTAGTAGGTTTTGGGGTGCGCCAAAAGGACGCACCCGGAGTTTGTCATATTTTCGGAATTTTCGGGAGGGGGTGAGCGGCAAAGTGAAAACTCAGCGGTGCGTGCAGGAGGTTGCCTTGCGAAAAAAAGTGTTTTTGTTTTTGGAAAGGCAAAGGTCTGTTTTCTACAAACTTACCTGTTTTTTTGATGTCAAACATTGCCATTATTATATACTTACTGAACTGTTTTTAGGGTGAAATACAGCTACTATATTGATAAATTGTCGGGTAGATTATCCGGCATTGATGATAATTCGCTTTGCACTTTATTTCCGTAGCGACCAAACAAAAGATAAATTAGGGCACTGGGGAGCTGGGTTGTGAGGCCGGCTTGGTTCTTTAGCGGCACTTTCTTTTCGGAAGTTTTATCCAGCTCGATACGGCCTTCGGTTTTCTTCAGCGGGGAGAGCATGATGGAGCTGCAAAGGTTCTTGCATTCGTTTTCATCTATCAAGACTTCCGGCAGGGCGTTGCTACGGTTGCCAAAGATGAGCAGCAGTAACTTGAACTGTTGCCAATAGTAAATTGTAGATTGGCCCTCGTTCATCAGCTCGACCTCGAAGCCATAACTTTCAAGCTCACGTTTCAGCGCGCGGCTGTCAGTGGTGATTTGCTCCAGTTCTTCACGACGTTTGTTACCGGCACGGTCAGGATATAGAATAATGCGTTTGTTTATGGAGTCCGGGCCAAAGAATTCATAGAACTGGCGGGCGAGTTCCGGTTGTTCGTCCGGATAACAGCAATAGAACTCTTTTAGGATCCGGAGCTGGCGGCCGTAACTTTTTTCCTGGGCTACAGTCAAGGAAGAGAAGTGCCCGGGATCATAGCCAACGAGAAGCTCATCGTGCTTGCTGTAGTGCTTGAGGTAGCGGGCCGTGAGGATGAAGTGCTCCCGGAGGTCGAGCTTCAGGATAGATTCGTAGATGTAGCTGTCGGAGAATTGATGCTTCTCTTTGTTGTAGTTGGCAAAGAACTTGTTGATTACCTCTTTGTGGCGGATGGCACAAATGGAAGTAAGGAACTCATCCATGTCGAGGGTTTCGAGCTGAGTTTTAAAGAACTTAGGACCGAGAATATCCTTATTACAGAAAGAGCTGGCACGGACATACAGGGTGGCGTTCCGGCGCATGTCGGCCAGACGAGGGTTCCAAAGAGCGATGATGCGGTCTTGCTTGATGATTTCAAGACGGATGCGCTCAAGGGTGACGGGATTGGTGGTTTCGCGTTGTGCATTTATTAGTTTGTATTTCTGATAGATAGCGGCATTTACGTGAAGTGCAACGGTAGATATTTCTTCCAGAAGTTTGTGGTCCATGTGACGTTCGTATTCTTCGAACCAGTCGTCTTCGCCAAGGTCAACGCGGGCGGTATCGGATACACCGGTGATGCCCTGGTAGTATGGAGAGCGACGAATATCGGCACTGGATCCACGAAGTGAGGGGAACAAACGGGTTTTCAGCTTTTCACCTTTGTTGTGCTTCATCTCTTCGATGATGGCATGGACGGCAGACCGTCCGGCGACGGATTCGGGCTGGTCGGAACTGACGAGCTGGATGTGATGGCCATCACGAAAGACGACGCTATGCTTGGGGTACGATATGGGATATCGAGGTCGGCGAAAGTGCGATGGAAGTTTGGCTTCGCCAACAACGTAGTCGATGCCGTACTCAAGCATGGGGCGGACTTTACCGGCGACGGTGACGGGCTTGGAAAAGTAGGCCTGTAGGTTTGGCCAGACATTGGTCATGAGGGCGACGTAGGTCTTATGTACCAGGAAGGAAAGTTCACCGGGCATATCATTGGCCACACGGATGATGCGGGGGCCGGTGATACCTTCGGTCTTTCCTCCGGCACGGGCAACCTCGGCAAACACGTTGTTGGAGTCGATGACATTGACCTGAATTTGCATCTGGTTCATGTAGTAGCGTTCGAAGCTCGTTGTTGCGTCGAAGGTACTCTCTGAAGATGACAGAGAGCTTGAGGATTGGCTATACAGTTCTATTCCCATGTTATTCCTCGTTTAGTTCTTCGTATTCCGCCTCCTGGATATCGGCATCGCGGAGGAGACGCTTCTTTTCAACTTTCTCGATAGGAAGACTGTCGATGAGATTGAGGTAGAAGCCTTTATTGTGCTTGGCGGCAATTTCCTTGAGTGAGGCTTTGCTGTAACCGAGGTCTTCAGGACTGAGTTCCGGAGAGATAAGGAAGACGATGCCAAGGTCGCGGTCGGCTTCGGCGATTTCGGAGGCACGGCGGCGGCACTCCAGAGCAGCGGCATAACACTTGCCTTGGGTCTTGTAGTCGCCGGCTGCCGCGCAGAGCTTGGCAAGGTCCTCATACTTATCGGCATAGTTGGACTCCCACACCTTGATGGATACGTTGTTGTCGATGTTGAAGTAGTTGATGGCAGCATAGATGCGGGCTTTGCAAGTACGGTCGTCAATGTTAATTTGTTGCTGAGCGTTAATTCGTTGACGTAGTTGCTTGGCGGCTCGGGTGATGTTGCGTTCGTACTCGTAGATTTCGGCTGCCCACTGCAGCTGCTTTAGGAAGAGCTGCACGTCGACCGGAATTCCATCACACATTCCGTTGGTGAGGAAAGCGGATATCATGTCCGGGTGTATCTTGTCAAGGGTGTCGAGTTGTGTCATACGCCAAACAGTTCTTTACGAAGTTTTTCCAGTTTAGCCTCTTGCGTGGTTTCTTTCAGCATAGCTATGGCGTCGAGCTCGCCATTGGCAGCTTTCTTGATAAGCTCTTCCATTATGGTTTGTGCCGCTTCCTGTGGGGTAAGTGGCGGTGTGGCCGCTTTATCTTCTTGGGTGGGTGATGTTTCCTTTTTCATAAGCCGCATAAATTGTGCAGGCAAAAGTAAATGATGCGATGGCGACTATGAAGGACAAAGCCCCGTCACAAACTTTTGCAACAGGGCTTTGAAGAATTACTGGTGAAAGGAAAGTTCTATAATCTCTTGATTGATATCGGAACAAAATGCAGTCAGCCATTTTACAAGTTTCATATCATCCTTGGGGATTTCGGCAAGGTTGGAGGTTACAATCAGGCTCATAACAGCTCGGGCAACCATTGACCATTCTTCAACGGTCAGTTCCTTACTCATTTTCTTATTAGGATTCATTTGGAACCTCCTTTCTGTTTAGCGCAGTGTTCTTTCCAAAGAAAGTGCCTTATTCTTTGATGATCATAGACTTCATTAAGAAGTTGCCGGAGGCAGAACAGTTCATTCAGATTCAAATCTTCAATAATGGAATACTCACCGACGTGGATGGTGTAGCGTGGTGATGTGTTTGTACCACCCATATAATGCTCTGTTGCCTCGGAAACAAGAATGTGGCGTATTCTTTTATTCTTCTTACTCATCTGGAACCTCCTTCCTCATTGAAAGTAATGTTCACACTCCCCCCATTGGTATAGATGATAATGGATTGTTCATTACGGGTAGCGCGAATGCGCTTGCGACCGGAACAGAGTTCAATGCCCAGCTGGGCAAACATACTTTGGACTTTTTCGGCGGATACATAGCGTCCGTGGGCGCGTTGGGGTTGCTTTCTCATTTTGGTAGACAATTAAAATGAAACAATAGGTTGACTGTTACGGAGAGGGAACAAAAAAAGTTCCGCTCCCCGTTGTCTACCACCTGAATCAGGCTGTGGGCGCATTAACGCTCCACACGGGACGGAACTATATGTATGGCTATGGGCATAAAAAATGCCCGCAGCAAAACTATTGGCGAGCCTTCTCGCCTGATTCAAATGGTAGACGTTGCAAAGATGGGAATAGTTTTTGGAATAGCAAAAAGAAAGCGGAGTTTTTTGCTCCGCTTTAAATAAATGGGGAATTAGCCTATTTTGATTTTGCTTTGTTTATTGAAGCTATGGCTGATATTATATTCTTATTAAAAACATCTTGTCTTTGCCATATTAAATTTTTAGTAGTAGGATTAAAGGTTATATTGGGCTCTTCATATTGGTCATTTATTTCTTGAGCTCTTGTAACCTGTACTTGAGTTTGGCTTAATTCATCCAGAATGTTTATATCTACTTTCAAGTTTCTATTGGCAACATTTTGGATATCGTCTAATTTTAAACTTAGTTGTTTGAATATCTCCTTTATAGTACGTGCATCATGCTTGCCTAAACACATTTCTTTGCAAAAATCATTGTATTCATTCTTTATACTTTGAAATTCCTGCATAAAAAAATCTTTTAAACTTCGGTCATCATTCAATTTTTTAGGAACAACATAAGCTAATATTAAAGCTATTACACCTCCAGTAAGGAGATCGACCCCGATGGATAACCAATCGGTAAGTTGGCATAGATAAATTATACAGAATGTATCCATATACGTTTTTCTAACTTTTCATTAACCAATCTATACCACGCTGGATGATCTTTCTTACTCGTCTTCAATGGTTCTTCATCATTTTCTCTATGTTTAGCCCATTCAGGTATCACTTCATCATTAATAAGTTTTAGCCAAACAGTCTCTTCATTAGAAATTATCTGCAAATAATCTTTCACAGTATGTTCTCCAAAGTCGTAAACCAAATTACCAATGGCTTCATCTAAGAAGGAGGACATGTAACCATCCGTTCCATCTAAATCCAGAACTAACGTCACAGACTTTTTATATGCTTCAGCAAACTTATGATTTAGCACTTTATGATAAAAGTCTTCTCCGGAATCCGGTCCCTGCTTACAGTACCTTGGTCCTGGTGACATGCTAAAATCAGTCAAAACTTTAATTTGTTCTACTGTCATATTTTTATATTATTAACAAAATTATCAATACACTCATTATCTACTTCCCAATAAAATAATACTCCAGAAAAGGGATTGTTCATTCTCTTTCGTTCTTTTATATTATTAAAGTCCAAATATACATCATTTGTGATAACCTTCAAATTTTTGATTAGCCCAGAGTTAAACTTATCTAAAATACAAGGCAGTCCTTTATTGCGATTTACCAATTGAGTAGAAGAACCATATTTTCTTAAAAAAGCGCGATATAATATATCACTATTATCTTTTAGCGTAACAGTGTCCTTAATTTCTTTCCAGAATTTCCGGTACAATGTTTTTAATATACCCGTTCCTGTATCAGTCATTGTAAATGCAACGTGATTATCCACATGACAAATTCCCAAACGCCAATGTTTAGGCCTTTTTTCATAGGCATGTTCTACTGAATTAGAACAAATTTCCATAGCCACTGTATATGCTGGTTGATACCTTTGAGGGGAACCCAATAAGAATTCTGAGGCTTTCCGAACAGCAAGTGCAATATCTTTATTCCTTGTTTTGTTTGTTCCTGCTTCAACAATAAGATTTGGAGTTTCAATCACAAACTCTTTACCATTATTGTCTTTCATATGATTTAGAAACCCTGATTCTATAAAGAATTTGGCACATTCGGTCTTACTTGGGTAATTTCCTGTAACTTTGATGCTATAGTTACTCAATTCACAAACAACAGATAACAATAAACAAATTGCAGCAGAATCAATAGTCTGAACATCAGTCAAATCTAAATAGATTTGTCTTAGTCTTCGGTTGGAATGCATATCCAACAACTCTGCAACAAAACGGAATACTTCTTCTTGATTCGTTAATACCTCGAAATTTTGGGGTATTACTTTAGATATAGATTTATCACGAACACATTTTTTATAAAGATGAGGATATCGAACAAAAGCCCTTCCTTGAGCCTTACAAATCAACCGCTGCTTGTGCTTATCCTGAAATGAGAGTTTTCTTAGCATCAAACGTCTTGCTCTGTTAGCCAAGAATTTTCGATATTTTGTTCGTCCTTTTATCATCAAATCATTGTACAAAATGGCGAATCCCTTATCAAAACGTGCCCAAAGGTATTAGTGTAACCTCAATCCGATTTTACGGATTACGTCTTGAAAAGGGATTCATGTCCCGTTTTTCAGTATCTATATCACTAAATTTGAGGGGCAATGCAAAAGTGCAGATTTATTTTGATATGACAAAAAAAAGCGGAATATTTCTGTTCCGCTTCATTTCTTTTACTCTCCCGGCTCTCCCAAGTATCGAAGTATAGCTTCGTGTTGTATGGGGGTGAGTGCCCGTTGCCGGGGCTTGAAGTGCAGGGTTGCGAGTTCTGTTTTCAGTTCTGTATTCAGTTCTATCCATCGATGTAACTGAATACTGGCACTGCGAGGCGTACTTCGCGGGAAATAGGCTTGAGCGAGGTCGCTCATGTAGATTGCTTTCATAATTCGTATATTAATATTGCTTTGGGATTTATGGCTGCTAAATTACTTGAAACTACCTATAGGCAATAGGACGTTTACCTATAGGTAGCGGGAGATTTACTTACAGGCAGTTGGCTGACTACCTATAAGTAATTTATCCCAAAGGGTTCTCCTCTATGCCTCCGTCCGAGCCGGAACCACTGCCATCTGTTTGGGGAGTTTCTCCTAATTTAGGCACACGCTTGAAGGTAAGACCTCCGTCTCCGGCACGGGTCGCTGCTTTAATCGGCTTTCCCGGGCGGAACTGGACGTTGGCTGCCGTGATGTTGTTGGGGGTGAACTCTTTTTCATTCTTGGCTCCTTTGCTGGACAGTTGGAGTTGGAAGCTGCCGAAGTTTTCGAGGCGAACAATCTTGCCTGCTGCCAGATTCTTGTTGATTTGCTTGATGAGGGCACGGATAGTGTTCAAAGCATCACCATCGGTCAGGGATGTGGCGTAGGCAATATCTTCGGCCATTTCGTCCATAGTTACTTCACCGTTGGCTTGCGCCTTGGCATAATATAGCTTTAAAGCGGATTTATCACCGGGTTTGCTGCTCATCAGAGCGAGGGAATAGTTTACACTCATGTTGGTTGATGTTTTAATGATTAATATTACTCTGTCATTTTGCAAATTGACAAGACAAAGGAACACAGTCAGCAGGAGTGCTGGTTGGTATACGTGGATTCTATTGCATAAGAAAGCGTTAAGAGGGATTATTGGGACTATCGGGATGACTTACTGATTGCAATATTGCTTTGAATAAGGCCTCACGTTCACGATGGCGACGGAGGTTCTCTTTATCCTGAATGCGCCGAGTCTGCCGATCGGCTCGCTTCAGGTAAGATTCGTATCTGCGGATGTTGTCTGCTACATTCTTGTGCAAGCGTAGGAACTCATGCGGATCCGTCTTCAGTAGCTTCGTCAGTTGCGCTCTCTCTGACTGATGAGTTATGAGCGGATGAATGTAGAGGAACTTCCCAGTGTCGTTGAACGATTGCAGCTCGTCGAAGGCTTGTAAGTTCCGGATCCGGAGTTCCACCATGTCCATGATGTCACGCTTGACCGGATTCTTATCCAGGCGTTCGTCGAGCTGCTTCATTTGCTTCCAGGTAACCACACGGTCATTGTAGATGAGTGTGGCTATTTGGACTTGCGGGTCGAAGAGGTTGTCCCAGTCGATTTGCGGGTACTCCTCGTGCTTTTGGATTTTGCCGGAGCTGCTACCGCCTGCTCTTTTTTTTTCTCAGTTTCCAGAGCTTGTTCGGCTTCTTCAGCACGAGTTTCGGCTTCTTCTTGGGCTTCTTCCGCTTCTTCGGCACGCTGTTCAGCTTCATCGGCTCTTTCTTCGGCTTCTTCGAGGGATTGCTCCAGCTCTTCTATTTTTTCAGATGCTGGAGAGCTTTCGGTACCGGTACTGGTAGTCTCATTAGTGGCAGGGATGCCATTATCAGTAGTAGTTTCGCTGACCGGAGGAGTTTCACCGCCAGTACTGGGAGTTTCATCAGTGGCAGTGGTGTCATTGTCAGTGGCAGTAATTGCGTTGGCTGAAGGAGTTTCGCTACCGGTACCGGGAACTTCTGCAACGGCCTTCAGTTCATCTAACTTCTGACGACGGAAGGCGCGAATGTTTTCCCTGGTGGTATGATCCAGCAAAGAATAGAGGATTTCATCTGCGTACCTTTTCGGATCGCGAGCATAAGTTCTCAACTGAGGAAGCCAGGGACACCCCTTTCGCAATAATTCAAGGTCATATATTGCAGCATCCGGATTGCGCAGGGCATTGAAGTGGAGTTTCTTTTCTTTGAAATTGTACATAGCTGTAGGATTTAAAGAAACAAGCTAACGCAACTGAATTTAGACCAGCAGGTTAGCTTGTTAATGATGATTTTTAAGCTGTCTGGATACGAGTACCCTGGACTTCGACAAGCGTGGACGGGTCCATGACACGGAGCGTGATGGAAGAGCCGGCCTTGGCTGTCCAGGTGGCACCATCCTCGAGAGTAAATGCTGCACCGTCGGCAATAGTGGCAGCCTTGTCGGTACCGGTACCTTCGAGAGTGATGTACCGGCCTTTATCATTGGCTGTGAGGCCTGATATCGCATTGATGGCGTAAGTTGCTGCTGATCCGTTCGGGATTTCGTACCGGTTGTTCTGAGGAGATATCGTCAGGGTTGTGGAGTCAGCCGCATGCTTGGCGGCAGGAACGCGGATGATATCGCCAGCGTATTTGTAATATTGGTCAATGCTGGTGCGCTTGAATGTAAAGGTTACATAGCGGCCATCCTTGTCATTCTTGGATTCATAAGAGGACAGTACCATCGGTCGGTCGTAATTGCCGAGAATATACCATTGGGCCTCTCCCACTTCCTTAAATAGGATAATGAACTTACCACCGGCATGTTCTTCAATAAAGGTGAGAAGCTGATCGCGCATGCCTCCCATAATCATTACAAAATTGTTTTCTCCGCTGGTGGTGATATCACCTTTCTCCCCTGTTGATGTATATGTGGGAATATCGTGGGCCTCGAAATACTTCATGTATTGTCCAGCTTTCATCGGCAATGTACCGACCTCCCGATTTGAATTAGGCTTCGGAAAAGCTACATCGGGATTGATTTGGGATATTTCAATCAAATAGGCCTTATATGCTATATTCGAGCCGTGAGTCTGGCGGTCAGAAACATCGCCAACGTCACCGATGACCATCATAGCGGCAAATGAGGTACCGGCAAATCCGGTGAGACAAAAGGAAGAGGATGCAGGATCCAGGAGCATGCCAATGACGAAGGTAAATGCGACCAGTGTCATCAGTGAGAGAAAGAAGCGAACCTGCATTTTGCGGGCAGCTTGGTTTCCTTTACGAAAAGGATTTGAAATTTTTCTTGCTTTCATATTTAATAAAATGATGGGTTAAAAAGAAAGGGCGGGCTACTAGACCCGCCCCAGTCACCTAAAAACAATTAATTACCAGACTAACAAAGGTTATCTTACGCCGGGAATATTGGGCTGCAGTGCGGCATTGACCTTGCGGACACCACCGACCTGACGCTCAAGTTCCAGGAAGTTTCCTTTACTGTTCAAGATCACCATGATGTAATCGCCTACCTTGGTAGGAGCATAAGCTTCTGTGATATCGGCAAACTTATCAGCTTTGGCGATAGTGGTTGCATTCTCAGTTGCTCCGCACTCAATGATGTAAGCTACACCGGCTTTAGCATTAGTGATATCGGTAATGGCTTTGGCGGCAGTGTTGGCTACAGTGATTTGCCAGAAACCCTTGGATGCATCTACGGTAGTAGCATCAGCCTCCATGTCAACAGCAGGTTTATTCATGAAGATCTGCTGCCATTCGTAGTTGTTTGCCTTCAGTTTATCCAGGCTGTCGAAACGGCGGCCGGTGAATGAAGCTGCACAACCTTCTTTCCAGGTAGACCATGCCTTGACGAGTTCCATGTCTTCCTTGACTTTGATAGACATCATTTCACCCGGTACATATTCCAGGAACTGGAGATTGCCGGGAACGTCCATGAACATGAGGGGAAGCTGGCCGAGATATGGAAGCCATACGATGCGGACGCTCGTATCGGGAACAACGTTCTTGTAGCTGTCCGGTCCGGTGAAGTCGATATCCTTGCCATATTTGGCGCGGACGTTCTTGATCCACCAAGGCTGATGAGTTTTGTTCAGGTACAGGACGTGGTTGTCTATTTCCATGTCTTCCGTGCAGGAAGTGATGATGTCGGCAACAAAATCCTGAACGGCATCCAGCATATCGGCATCGGTATAACCGCGATAAGCATCGTCGTCATGGGGAAGAATCTTAAACTCGTGTACGTAGCGGATCAGGGTGTGGATGATACCGGTGGAAGCATTCAGATAGCTGCCGGCAACGCCTGCCTCCGGTTTTACATAGATACCGCGCATGCGGCGTTTGTTCTGCTCTACCTGTGCGGTTTCCAGAGAGTTCAGTATACAGAACTCAATCATATTCCACTTAATCGGATCGGAACCTTCTTTGTTCAAGTAGCCGATATACATACGCTCCAGTTCTTTCATCGGTCCGAACTTGAGTTTGATCATGGCGTCGTCTACATGGCCCATCTCGTTCTCGAGCTTCATGTCACCCTTCCAGATTTCACCTTGCTGGTAGGCCTGGGAAACTTCCGAGAAGAAAGCATTGAATACGAGGTCATGATCCTGAATGCCGTAGCGTACCGGGAAATACTGAGTGAGATCACGTTTCGTGAGAACACGAGCAATCAAGGCATCTTGACGGAGAACTACAAATTGGTTACCGACTCCGGCAGTATTAACGCCTTCGTAATTAGTTCCAAATTCACCGGCAGCCAATTTCTTGGCATCGAGCATGCCATTGGCGTGCAAATAGGCATAGCGTTTTTGCAACGAGCGAGAGAAAGCTACAGCCTGTTTACGGAAAGAAGCGCCTTCTGTATCTTCATCCCAAGCTCCAAAAGAAGCTGCAGTTGCCGGATTAGCAGCAATACGGTTCCAACGATCGGTCATGGAAAACATAGAATTTTCGATACCAAACAAGAACTTCGTGCGATCTGCAGGACCTGTGAAACTGGCAGTAGTAGCGGTTACCGTCTGAATGGGACGATCTTCAGTGGCACTATTTTGCATCGTGTTGACCAAGCCTTGTACGGCTTGAGCAAGTTGTACAATGTCAGTACCGGTTGCCGGAGTTTGAGTAGTCTGTACTACCGGCTTTTCTTCTCCATCTTGAGTTGCATTCTGGTTTGGATTAACAATACTATCCAAAATGCCTTGTACCTGATCCATCTGCTCTTGAGTGATAGGAGTATTTGTAGCAGCATGAGCTGCCATGTCGGCGGCTAAGTCATCCTGAAGAGTTGATTGATACTCTTTCTGATAAGAGTCAACAATCTGTTTCCATTCTTCGTCAGTCAGCTGATTGGCTTTTGCTTTGTCCAGCAGCTTCAATTTCTGCAGGACGGTCTGAATTCTTTCTTTAATATTCATGTGAATGAAAAAATTAAGTTATAAATAGTTGAGAGCGTTCTTTTTGATGGTTTCCAGATTCGTGTAAGCCCGTCCAAGGTCCACGGCCTTGGCAACGGCTTCGAGGAAGGTCATGGAGCTGTCGATGAGTTTCTTTTCGATGGCATGAGGAGTATCGAACGTTTCGCCCCGGAAGACAGGATCGTCTTCCGGGAGCTCACTCAGTTCCGGACGGCTTGCGCGTACTTCATTTAGGAACTGCTCAGTGAGCGGGTTCAATACATCTTCGACGTATTGCTTCGGATTGCCGGCACGCAAGTCGTCATACTTTTTATTCTTAAGGTCTGATTTTTCAGCGGTTTCCCTAATGATTTTAATACCGAGCTTCTCGTAATAGCCACTAAAGTCATAAGTCTCGATCATGGTACCAATGCAGCCGATGACATCGTTGGCTGTAAGTGCGGCAATTACGTTGGAGTGGCAGGTGATGTAATAGCAGGCAGAACAATTGCATTGTTCGACAAGGCTTATTATGGGTTTGCTCAACGAACGCATGGTTTCGCTGAGTCTATCAAGATACCAGGCTTCTCCACCTGGAGAGTTGGCATGGATGAAGTGGCAGGAAATGGCCGGGTTGGTTTCGGCATCTAGGATATCTCGCTCAAATTGCTTGGAAGAAAAATACCAGCGGCTGTCGGCGGTGATAAATCCCCAAATGCGATGGTAGGCAATGCTACCTTCCGGAAGTTCGTCGGATGAGAAGTCACTGGTAAGGGTTACTCCCTGAAACTCGGAAAGAGCATGTAGTTGCTGCTGAATTTTAGCGAGGGCCTTATCTGCCAAATCCTTATATGTAGGCGGATCATCGTCGAAGAAGAAAGCTGATGGTGTAGGCGAGTCATTTACTATCAAAGGAAAAGCATCCATCATGGCAGAAGAAAGACCATCTGCCGTGATGAGAAGCTGGTGAGTGTTTGATAAAAGAAGCTGGCGGAGAAAAGTTCTGTTCATTGCATATCTTTTCAGCGAAGATAGGCAGCTTACAGAAGGGGGTGAAGGACGCTACTGGAGCGGGGATTTGAGCATCTTACACTCGATTTTCAGAGTAGCGGAGTTCAGATTCGGGGAAATGGAGACGATGGCCGGTATCTTATTGTCTCCGATGTTGAACTTCCGGTACCGGGTATCCCTAAATTCAACGATAGCAAATTTGCCTGAAGAAAAATCACGAATTACGTCTACAGGAGGAAGATCGACAGTGATATCTTTGTTGCAGTTAAAGCACCGGCCAGCTTCGGAATCTTCCGGTACCGGAGCAAAAGTAAATTCATCGGCAGTGAAACGATAGATATCCTGACGCATCTTGGCGATAGGATATACATTGATTTGGATAGATAGTTCTCTCATTGTGATTATATTTATTTGATATTCAACAAGTTCGCCACACATAGGACATTTTGTCCGCCATTTTGGGACAAAAAGCATAGTTTGGTCGGTGATTTTTTAGCTCTTTTTTAACTTCTTTTTATAGTCCCGACGCCTTTTTCTCTTTCGAATGTTTTCTCGCCACCGATAGAAGTTTTTTAGCAAAGCATCTTCAGTAATGCTGTCAATGCAATAGGAACAAAGGAATTTATGAACGATATCAAGATTGTTAAGTTCATGGCCGTTTAAATCATTCTCATCCATAGCGGTATGAAGATCACGGTTGAACATACGGCGTACTTCATTCTCTATGACCTTGGCAGCACGTGGGGATAGGTAGTTATAGACTTGTGGATCCTTCCCTATTCGCCTGTCCGGAAGAATAATGGTGAGATTGCCATTATCAACCGGAGATTGATTCTGATGACGACGGGCCATCAGGGTCCAAATAGCGTGATACAAATCTGTATTGTCAGGAATTCTAATGGGTTCATCTGCGCCATTGTTATATTTTCCACGCAGATATTCAGCAAGGTAAGGTGTAATCATAATGCTCGTTGTAATCATGGCTGTTTCCTCTAAAGATATTTTTGAAATAGTTTTTGTTCATTTTCGCGTCCTACCGTCCAACAGTCCAACAGGATTATTAAAGTTACTGATTATTATTTAGTTATGCAAATTTACCAAGAAGAAAATACTGTTGGATGGTGTCCAACACGTCCAACAAAATGGCCTTTTTGGCTGTTTTTGTTGGACAGCGACTGTTGGACGGTTGAAAATCGTCAATCCAACACGTCCAACAGCGTCCAACAAGACAACGGTTATATAGTATATATATATAATTAAAAACAATATATATACTACTATACAACAGCGAGTTACATTTTAAAATGTTTTTCATTGTTGGACTGTTGGACGGTTGGATGGTGTTTATGAAAAGTTTTCCTTTCAAAACTCGCTCTATTTGCTCTCTTTTTTGCTTCAGGGGGTACGGGGGATTTAACTGTAGGTTAATAGAACAATATGGATAGAAGAATGAGACGCGAAATGTCCGTAAATCAGAACAGAAAAAGCAATTATTCCCGATGGGGTGGCCACCGGGAATAATACATAAAAATTGATGTAAAAGGTACAAGTTAGGAAAAGTATGCCGGAAGTACCATTGCATCCGGATAACGGCTGATGAATGAAGACATGTTCCGTTCGCGTTTCTGTTTACGACATTCTGCCGCATAACAGCGATGTTCACGGTTCTTCCGCACCAGGAAAAGAATAAGGGCTTCATAAGAAGGAGCTCCGGCTGTTTCTTCACGTCCGGAGATATTGAATCTCCCAGTGATGTTGTTCCCTTTCGGATTGGATTCCCGCAAGTAACGGATAGTGTAGCCATGCAGGTCGATGCCATAGGCAGCGAGGTCAATGTAGGGATTGCCGGTGAGGGCGATAACAGAAGTACCCGTTTCGTGGGCGGACGTTCCGAGGCTGCTAAGCATTGCAGAATCAGAGTGAGTTGATTTGTTAAGCATAAACAATTTGTTTTTAAAATGAAAGTATCCGTGCCTTTCCCGCTGCTTAACACATTCAACTCAAATGCTGTGGGCGCATTAACGCTCCACACGGGGGTACACGGATACCATATAGGGTACACAATATGTCCGGGCATAAAAAATGCCTGCACCGAAAATGCAAGCTGACAGCCCGCATTTGAGTTGTTATATATGTTAAGCACTGCAAACATAATGATTCTTTTTGAATTGTGCGACATTTTGTCCGGAGTATTTTTTATTCTTCAGTTGCTTTCTCAGATTCCCCAGCCATTTCTCCTACAGAGAACATGGACTTGAAATTACTGATTCTCTCTTTCTTACGCAAATCAAGCAACCTTCTTTCCTTTTGCTCCGCTTTCTTAAGCTCTTCTATCTCCTTCTGTATGGGATGATCGACCAGATACTGCTCCTTTTGGGATATTTGAGTTTGTATCCGGGCTATCTCTTTCAGACTTTTTTCATCGTCAAGGTAAGAACCGAATAGAATTTTGTCAATTGTAGTATATACCCACAACTCAAAATCAGGATTGAGCCAAGCAGCAAACTTGATAGCAAGCACACGGTGCATAAATGTGCCCGCTTTTTGTCTTGATACGATTAAATCAGTTCTGTTAACGATTTCTAATAAACCTGCATTTGCAGGTTTTAGACATGTTTCTATAAACCGTTTTGTATCTTCACTTTTGGTGAATTGATACAAATCACGATTAAAAACATTCGCCATTTGGGTTGCATTAACCATCACATTTTTGTCGTCGATTTCGAAGCCGACAACTTTTCCGTTGTATTCAAATTCTTTTGTTTCCATAACTTTTTGTTTTTAGGTTTATATAATAGAAATCAAAATTCGATGTCTTGAGGTGCACCGGCCATTCCGATAGGGTCATTGTCCGGATTGGGAGTGGTTGATTCTTTGGGCACAGAACGCTTAAGGTCTATGCCATAGAGCTCTCTGAAAATTTCGTAGTTCAATGCTATACAGCTTGAATTGGCGCCTTGTTTTTCGACTTTCCTTACCATATTATTATCAATTTTAATGTCGATGCCGGTTTCATTGGGAATGTCTTCCTCAAATCCGCCTCGGGGAACTTCGACTACTTCGTTCCAGGTGAATCGTCGGGCATGGATGAATCCAATATAGCTTGGGTTTGAGCGAAGGTTCTGCTCGATGGTGGATTGCGTCGATTCTTCTTGGCTGTAGGAAGAGCGGGCAAACTGAGTGTAGATATTGCTAACGCGTAGGAAGAGAACCCGATTACCTGCGGGAACCGGTACCTCTCTCTTATCTCCTCCTGGAAGTTTGATGGTAAGTTTGTCCGGAACATCAATAGCGAAATCACGTCCCTCACGGATGGCCTTGGAGTCTATCATAACGTCCATAGCTTTAAAGAAGGTGGCCAGCTTGTCTGTCTTACTGATAAGTTCTACCTGGAACTTGATTTTATTACAGGCTATTTTTAAAAAATCTTTGTAGGAAAATGGAAGTTTCATATCTGTATAATTTTCAATTAAGTTGCATGTTGCTAAGAATAATGAGGCGGTTTTCATGAGGCGGTCTATCTCTCCGGCATTAGGAAGGGCATTTTTTAATTCGTCGTAGGCTTTTTGCTTGAGTATCCGGAAATGCTCCATAAATAATGGCCGGAGCTTAAGGATATCAAAAAGTACATTGGAAAGGCCTATCTTGGCCGGATCCTCGATTTCCTTCAGAGTGTTGAAGAGGTCTACTTCTTCCTGTGTTCTGTTCTTGGGCTTGGGAACCTCACAAACTATGATACGGGACATCAAGGCATTATCATCACGTTGGGGAGTCTCCTGACCGCATATTATAACCGGTGCATATACCTTATCGTTCTCTATTTCTTTTCCGGAGACACCTTTTCGCTTCTGACGCCCATCACCGTCGTAAACGATACCTTTCAGTGCCTGAAACTTTTGATCTGAGATATCTTTATTATTGTATTCGTCGAGCACTACTGGTACATCTCTAAAGGTGCTCATCAGTGTGGACATGGCAGCATCAGTACCAATGTTCAAGTTGAAAATGGGGATTTTCGGAGAAATGAAAAGGGAACGGATGGAGATTGCGATCTGAGTCTTACCGGAGGACATCGGCCCCATGAAGAAGGGAGCAGTAAACAAGCGGTCAATACAGTGAATGTTGCTACGGAAAGCGCACATAATGGCAAAAAGGACGGCCCATTTGCCATTGTCGTTAATCTTGTAGACATCGTCCATCAGGGAAGCCCATCGCTCAAAAGTGCACCTTTTCTCTAACGGTATTTCCTTATAAACGAGCTGGGATATTAGCTCGTACTTGTCAGATTGACGTCCGGATCCAGCATATATTGTAGAAAACGCCGGTAGATAGTAATTCTTTTTGTTGTGAGTAACAACTCCGAGCTCGTTGACCGGGTCGAAGCGAGGAACACCGTCGATGGTGTGGAAGATGCCATTGGCAAAGGCGAAGAACATATTGTCTTCGCGACGGGAAAGCCCGTCCTCCTGCTGATTTCCGTAAGTGGTGACTTCGGTGCAGGTTACAAAATGTCTGCTCATATATTCACGTATTTTAGTCCAGTGCTTTTCCTCTCCGTTTGTGAAGTTAACCGCTTCGAGCATGATAAGCTCTTCTTCAATGGTAGCCTTCTTGAGTAAAGCCTTGGAGGATATTTCAATGTATAATGGATTTTTATAGTAACGCCGGGTTATCTTGAGTACACGTTTATTGGCCTCTTTGTCATCTGAATAGATATGTAACAGAGGAGTAAGATAGAAATCGCCTACCAGAGTATGCCCGGATTTATCATTTTTGAAAATGTAACATACAGGTTCATGGTCTTTGTTTATTTTGGGATAGTAGCCGCATTGATGGAACATCTCCATGTATTCCGGATTTTCACTGACATAGGAAGGTAGTTCTTCCGGATTATACTCTTCTTCGAAGTCATCATCGGAACGTTGAGCGTTGATAGCCATGCGGGACTTCCGTTTGGCGAGATAGGGTTTCAATATCTCAGTCAATGCAGTCTTAGTCAGACCAAGAGCGTTGTAGAAATAGGAATAGTTGACGATGCGAACGGAGTCATCAGCATAGCTGATAAGCTCTGCGCATCGTTCAACAAATGGAGAATGCTCTCCTTTGAACTTGGAAAAAAAGAACATGTGAGCACGTACATAGTATTTTGCAAAGTTGAAAGACTGGGTATACCCTTCTTCGCTCTCCTCTTCGTATTCTTCATCTTCCTCCTCCTCTTCGTCGGGATCATTGCCTGAAGCTTTCTCTTTCTTTGTGGATTCGATTTCCACTTCTACTGTAATATTCGTGATGCCGGCACGGTAGACTGCGGCCAATGCAGCCAGATAGGGGGATTCTTCGCCACTCTTTTCTATGGAAAGTCCGCTTTCGTCCGTAGTAAAAAACTGGCTGGCCTGGCGAAGAAGCTGGATATCTGTAATACTGGGTATTCCGTGAATATAAATAATAGGTGCATCTCCATAGAGTGTGATGAACTCCTGATAATCGGAAGTGATGGTACAAGGTTCACCATTACAACGAGTTTCAGCAATCATTTCAATGCCATAGATACCTGGCTTCATTTGCGACTCTTTTTTTAATGAAGCCGTTTTTATCTGTCGGAGAATGCTATTAACCTTGCGCTGGATGACCTCGGTATTGGTGCCAAAAATGCTGGCTATTGCTTCGATACATTTGAGAAGAAGTGTTTCTGAGGGAATGACTGAGGTTAGCGTGCAGAGTTGCTTCAGGGCTTCTTCTTCTTTATTGGGGTCTTCGCCGGGATTTTTGCCTCGTAGGGAAATGGCGAAGTACTGAACGAAGTTCTGTTCACGGTTCATGAGCCACTTTCCTGTATCGAGTTTGTATTCCTGTGCAATATTGTCCGGGTCTTTGCCCTCGGGAAGCGGAATGGCACTTACTTCGAAGCCAGCACGAAGGAATGCTTCACAATTGACAAGCGAGGCTTTGAGTCCTGCAGCATCGGAATCGTAGATTAGAATTACCCGGCGGGTGAAGCGGCCAAGTAACTGGATCTGTTCTGGAGTAAGTGCTGTTCCACTGGTGGCAACTACATTACAGACACCAACGGCACTTAGGGAAAGAACATCGAACTGACCCTCGACTACATAAGCACGGTCATATCGGGCAATGGCAGTACGTGCCTGGTATAGACCAAATAGCTGAGTACCTTTTTTAAATAAAGGGGTATCACCGGTGTTGACGTACTTCCCAGAATTAGGCTGGGTAGTGAGCCAGCGTCCGGTGAAGCCATTTATATTCCCTTTGACGTCGAAGAAGGGGAACATGATGCGGTCTTTAAAAGTATCGAAAGTGAAACCTTTATCGCATTCTTTTAAAATATCGACCTCGACCAGCTTCCGCTCAGAGAAACCTGCAGCAAGCATTTCCTTCTTAGCAAGGTTGCCTTCTGGGGCATAACCTATTCGGAAGTCTTTAATAACTTTATCTGTCAGGTTGAATCCTCTTTCGTGAAGGTAGAGCTGTGCTTCTGGAAGATGTTTCTCGAAGAAAGTGACAGCACCTTTCATTGCAATGCGCTGCGCCTCGCGTTCGCGATTTTTTGCAGCTTCTTCATCGGTCAATACAGGTTTAGGAACCTCTATCCCTACCCTATGCCCCAGCCAGCTAACAGCCTCGTAGAATGACATATTTTCGTGCTCCTGGAGGAACTCGATAACGTCTCCACCTTTTCCACAAACAAAGCACTTGAAACTTTGTCGTGAAGAGCTGACAGTCATGGATGGGGTTCGGTCGGGGTGAAATGGGCAAATCCCCAGATAGTTAATACCTCTCTTTCTTAGGGTGACGAATTCACCGATGACATCTACAATGTCATTAGCATCCTTAATTCGATCTCGTAGTTCGTTATCAATCATTATTTTCTTCCTCAAATATACAGAGTTGACGTGCTTCGAACGCTTCTTGCATCGTGACGCCGAAGTAATTAGATAGCGCGATATACTCTTGCTGATTAACATTCTTGCGTCCGTGGAAAATATCCCACCAGCGCATTTGATTAATGCCAACTTCACGATAAAAAGTGCGGGTTGGCATGAAGTTCTCCGGATGCCGGAATTTAATCCGGAGCATCTCTTGTATCAAGTTCCTTTTGACTGTCTGGCCGACAACAATATGTTTTCGATGCATATACAATTGTATGGCCAGAGGCGAACGCCCCAATGACTCAGACATCTGCTCTGGAGTCATTTTATTGGCGTTGTCTCTTACGAACTTGTCTTCGTGAGGTTTCCACCTTCCATTGTTCATAGCTTTCTTTCCTCCATATTTGGGTATAACTGTTATTAAATTCGTATTCTGGGTGTTTTTCTATATAGCAGCAGCAGAACTTAATGAAAAGTTCCTGCTGATCCGGAATAATCTTTTCTTCGATATCGAAGTAACGCATGACCTTAAGCTTCTCAAGAACACTGTAAACCCTACGTTCGAAGTCAAGAAAGGCATCTGTACCCATCTCGGCCATGAAGTGGTCTATCTCATTAAGGTTGTTTAGGCGGTACTGTCTCAGGTCGGTCATTTGCTTCAATTTTAAGAAGTTGATGTTCAATGCACATGAAGGTCTGGAATGCTATAGATTCCAGTTCCTTTTCACAGGGATTCCTGTAGGTGGATAATATGGAAAGAATGGATGATAGTTCCTGGAAGGTGATATCATGAAATCCATATATTCCACGGGAGTCTTTATCTAAATACATACTCATTGCTTTGTCATTTTTTGCTGTTCTTCGATACTTCGAAGCGGAAGATCGTATTTTCGTTGCCGTTTGGAAGAGTACATGGAAAAACATTGGCCGGCATCGTTCCATCGGAGTTTCTTCCATCTGACAATCGTTTTTCGCTCTCCATCGATGGTGACTCTCTTGGCTATTGGAACTTTACCATATATTTTGCAAACGGAACGTTTCTTAAGGAATATATGGTCTAATCTATAGGAGCAGGCGTTCATGGCGAGCTCAAAAATTGTGGTATTGTACATAGTGGAATTATTTATTTATTGATTTGAATTATTTTAGAATTAGGTCAATAGATGACAAAACACTTTCTAAACGTTCAGATTGCTCCAAGTACTTAATCCGAAGGTTTTCCTCTCTTTCTGTAGCCTCTCCTCCAGAATGAATATCATCATACTTTTCGTATTTTGAACTCACTTCTTTATATGCTTTCTGAAAGAATGGAAGTAATATCTTACATTCCTCTTTGGTCATACACACTGTTATCTCATATGAAGATGTAAACGACCTTCTTGTATTGTCTATATAGCTCATATTTACTTAGTTATACGTTAAACCACTTTCTTAGCCATATCAATGACCTTATCAAACTCTCGATTAAATTCATCTATGCTAATTCTTTCACCAAGAGAATGAGCGAATTTAGAACAATGCGGGTCAATGCTAATAATGCCATACTTGCATACTTGAAATTTTAAAGTTCTGCATCTAGCTAGCACATTGTCATTTTTTAAACCACCGATGTACAAATCATCAGGAGTTAGAGAAGTAATTTTGAAATAAGTGTACCAGTAGTCTGATTCTTCCTCTGGACTGCTATACGAATTTCTGTACTTATAACATGTTCCGATTAATTCCTTTAATTTAGGATATTCAGCATCTATCATTGCCTTCCGTTCCTGTTCTTCGATATCGGCTAAGGCTTTTATTAGTTCTTCTTTCTTGTTCATTAGTTTATTGATTTGAATTATTTTTTAGGGTGTAGAATTCCTGCACAACCTACCAGAAATGTAGGTTGTGCAATGAAATAATAGTTAGCCGACTTGTGTAAGTGGCTACATGAATGTGACGTTACAATTGTAGAACATGAATTCCGGATGGCGAGACAGCCATGAAGCATAATTGCGCTCACGCTTGCGCTGATGGCATTCTGCCACATAGCGACGATGTTCACGATTCTTCTCCACCAGGAAGAGGATAAGGGTTTCGTAGCTAATAGCCCCTGCAGTCTCTTCACGACCGGAGATGTTGAATCGTCCGGTAACGGTGTTGCCATTTGAATTGGGGGTGCGTAAATAGCGGATGGTGCATCCGTGCAGGTCGATGCCATAGGCGGCAAGGTCGGTGTAAGGATTGCCGGTAAGGGCGATAAGAGAAGTACCCGTTTCGTGGATAGACGTTGTTTCACAAGTACTATTATTCCTTGTATTACAAAATTCCATTGTTCTTGGCATGAATAGAAAATTATAATATTAAAAAATAAAGAAAGGTTATCCTTTCCACGTTCCGCCAAGAACAAACTACTATCATGCGACAGCAATCCATGTGGATCAGATAACCTTATATCATTAGGGCAAAATATTCCCAAACGGTCACAAAAAAGGCCATCGCATTTGATAATATGTATTGTTCTTGGCGGGAACGATGCAAACATAATGATTATTTTTGAATGGTGATACATTTTGCCCGGATTATTTTATTCTTCTGTGATTTCTTCTGTTGAAAATGGCAAGTTCAGTTGACGATTATTAGCACGCCAGTCTTCAATAGTGAGTTTCATCACTTGATTAAGATCAGCTTTAGCCTCGTTCATCAGTTTTTGAGCATCTTTGAAGCGACGTTGACATTCCTGGTATTCCGTCACTTTCTTCTCCATAACCTCCTGTTTTTGTTTGAGGAAGGTTTGTGGTTCAGTGAAATGTTCGAACAGTACTTTGTAGCATTCCATCTTATAGCGTATAACTGTACCTTTGACATTCTCGTTTA